GATAAAGAAGCTATTGGAAATCAACTTAACCCTCGACCAGAAGACAAAAGTGATGAATTTTCAGATGATGATTTTATTCGTAGTTTGAAAAATGTTATCCTAGATTATACATTAGTTGATAAAAACGGAGAGGTAAATTTTAATCATCCTAGAATTGATAAACTTGTTAAAAATGTAAAGTTATCACCAAGAGCCGCAAAACCATTTTTTACTACGGTAAATACGTTTTTCAAAAATGAACAAATGGGTAAATGGAAGCAACAAGAAGGATGTTATGATTTTAGTGATAGGGCTCTTAAAATTACCACAGATGATGAAGGTAATAAAATCCCAAATAATAATCTTAAACAATACAAGATGATTCTTAGAGACATCATATATGAATATAGTGAGAGAGAAAAAGATCCTATTATTTTTACTGATGAAAATATTCTTAAATTACCAGTTGGTATGTGGGGCCCTGCTAAAATTGCCACAAAGATTTACGAATATGGAAAATTAAAGAAAGACCTTCCAAAATATATTCTAGTTTTAGTGTCCTTTGATCTTGAAGAACAGAGTACTGACTTTGATAATGATGCAGAAAAAAAGAGAAAAATTAAAATTATTGAAGATCAGTATAAAGATATTCAAGTAATAGTAAGAAAACTACCAATGACAAAGATTTCTGTAACAGCTGATGCTAAAGCTACAGGAGAGGATTTCATTAAAGACGTTTTTGAGTATTGTGAAGAAGTTGGCTCAGAGGTTGCTCGATCAACCCTAGATAAATTTCCTACAGGGACAAATTTCCACAAAGTTGTCTCTCGCGTCCTCACGCATATGGAAACCCCTATAACCAAAGACTTGACAAAAACACTTTAATATGGTATAATACTACTATGAGTCCATTTGATTACCTAAAAGCGATTAACGAAACCAAAGAAGATGTGATGCTTACTCCACAAGATGAGAGGAAATATTCGCCTTTTATCGTGAATCGCGGGCTATCTTTCTTTATGGACACTATATTTCAAGTAAATGAGATGAATCGCAACCACCACCTTGACAGCCGACTTCAGTTTGACTATCTTATAAATAATATTAGAAAGAAACGAAGGTATAGTAAGTGGCTGAAACCAGAGAAACTACAGAATGTTGAACTGGTTAAAGAGTATTATGGATTTAGTTATGAGAAAGCCAAAGATGCTCTAAGAATTCTCTCTGAGGATCAGTTGGCTTATATCATAGATAAACTGAATCAAGGTGGAGTGGAAAATGACAACAGGAACAGAGAACATGGTGGAGTGCACTCTGGAGAATCCAGATGATTTTCTCAAGGTGCGTGAAACACTTACTAGAATCGGGGTAGCTTCCCGAAAAGACAAAATATTATATCAATCTTGTCACATACTACATAAACAAGGTAGATACTATATCGTACACTTTAAAGAATTATTTGCACTTGATGGTAAACCAACCAACTTCTCAGAAAATGACCAAGCAAGACGTAATACAATAGCAAATCTTTTATCGGAATGGGGCTTAATTGCACTAGTGAATCCAGACTCTTCAAGTGAATTAGTTGTTCCGTTGAATCAACTAAAGATCCTATCTTTTAAAGAAAAAGACCAATGGGATCTTACAGCAAAATATAATATTGGAAGTAAAAGGACTGAAGATGGCGACCAAAACAACCAAGAATGAAACAACATTAAAATTTTACAAATTACATCCGAATGCTAAAGACCCTCTCTATGCAACAGAGGGTTCAGCATGTTTCGATATTCACGCGTGTTTTGACGGAGTAGAAAAATATCAAATCCGTCAAGATACTCTAAATAGAGTAATCGAAAAACCATTTAAGAACGGAGTTCTTCAAATAAATAACATGGAACGAGTATTAATTCCTACTGGATTGATTTTTGATATTCCAGAAGGTTACTCAGTTAGACTTCATTCTAGGTCAGGTTTGGCTTGGAATGATGGGTTATACCTAACAAATAGTCAAGGTATAATAGATTCTGACTATGTAAATCCTGTTTTCGTTATGATGACTAGCATGGCTCAAGCTCCAAAGACTATAAATAATGGAGATAGAGTATGTCAAGCTGAATTGGTGAAAAAGATATATCATGGTTTAACCGAAATCAAAAAACCACCAGTTCAGAAGACCGAGCGAGAAGGTGGATTTGGTTCAACCGGCAAATAACACATTAGTTATATGGCCAAAACTATAATTCAAAAAAAAGGGAGTAATCCTATGTTAGAAAAAGCAACAGGCTGGATTCGCAGTCTTACTGAAACTGGTCTTGCGTTAATCGCATTGGGCGTGGTTCTTCAAATTATTTTCGGAGCAGCTGTTCCATTCATTGGCATTGATGTCATTGGTTCAGTTACCAGCTTAGTTAAATCACTCGGAAGCGAAGGCCTAGTTGGTCTAGTCGCAATATGGGTACTTTGGGGAATTTATTCCAAGAAGTAATCATATATACTATCTGACAGAGGGTGATTAAACTCACCCTTTTAACTTTTTTACATTATGACTAAATACTATTACAGTAATTGGCAAATTGATGAAAAGATTATGAAGACTAAATATAAGTTGATAGTAAAGGAATCGGGAAATTATACTTCAGATTCTTTAAGCAGTCTAGTTTGGACTGTTCTAAAACATCGCTGTCATCATCTCTTCAAAGGAGAAGGATGGCGTGATTGAGGTTGACCAATAGTGGTGACCTCTAACTTACTCCAAGTCTACGTGCTGAAGATTGGAGTGTATTATTAACCTCGCTTTACAGGAGGCCCTATGTTAACATTAGCACCACACACATTCCCCACTCAACAAGACTTACAAAAGATGCTCGGATTCAGCGTTGGATTCGATGGACTTTTTAATCGTCTTAATACTATGGATACCGCCCAATCGGGTTATCCACCATATAACATTCGCAAAATTAATGATTTACAGTATGTTGTTGAACTGGCTCTTGCTGGTTTTTCAAAAAGTGATATTGAAGTAGAAGTAACTGAGGGTACTCTTACCATCCGTTCTACTACCGCGAAAGATGATGGGGCTGATAATGATGAAAACAATGAAATCAATTTTGTACATCGTGGAATTGCCAAGAGAACTTTTTCTCGGGCGTTCCAACTGAGTGATGATATTATTGTTCAGAGTGCCGACCTTCAAGACGGTATGCTTATAGTGAATCTGGAACGAGTAATTCCAGATGAGAAAAAGCCTAGACTGATTCCTATCGGTCAATAGCCACTGTGGTGCCCCCAATCCTGCAAGATTGGGGGATTATAAATATTATTATAGAATTAGTATAAACTTAAATAGGAGTAGTGAAGTGGCAAAAAACAGAAATAAAAAATCAAAAAAAGAATTAGAAAAAGAAGGTAGAGCTCTTGGAGTAGAGTTAGACCGAAGGCACAGTAAAGAAGATCTTATTGAAGAATTAGAAGCAATTAAACCAGAAGAATTACCAAGATTCAGTACTGACACAGAAGCAGGATTCAAAGAAGAGTCGAGTGGTGCAACTTGGAATAGTATTGAAGAATTTACAGAAGCAGTAACTTCAACTGGAATGATTTTTGACAGTGCGTTTATTCCTGTTAATATTAAAGCTCTTTACGAAGCTTACACAACGAATTCAGCCGAATTCAAACAAACCGCAGCTTACAAATTTTTAACAAAGTAAAGGATATACATGGCACAGGCGAAAAAAAGTAAAAAGAAAATATCTAAAGCAATGGGAGAGATTTTAAAAGCTCCTAAAAAAGTAGAAAAGGCAGTTAAACAGGCCAGTAGAGAATGGAATGACCTTGAAGAATTTAGACAGTCTGTGATTGATTCTGGGCAACCACTGAATGCTGAAGAAGAGTATGCGTACTATACCTCTGACCCCGAAAATTTTAAAAAGACAAATACCTATAAAAATCTACAATAGGAGCATATAATGGCACAAAAAAGAAAAGTATTAAAAGAAGTTCTTTTTGATGATGTGGAAGAAAAAGTAGAATATGATTTCTTGACGCGTGATCAATTTTTCTCAAAAGTACCGCAAAGACCAATGTCGGCACGTGGAATAGAAATGTGGGAAAAATATCTACAAGATCCCAAAGGATTTGAATTCTAGGAGATTATTATGTTACCTTTATTATTATTCAATGTTATTTCTGGTCTTGTTATAGACAAGGCTACAGACTTAGCAACAGAACACGTTGAAAGTATGATAGATGATCTACTTCCAAAAGAAGCACAAAAAGAATTAGACAAAGCTATAAAAGAAGACCCCGCACATGAATTCAAAAATGCCAAAGAGGCATTGATGGCTGCTGTTGAGGGCAAGTTACCTATCGTCAAAGCAGACGGAACACTCAAACCAATCGAAAAAACATTTACAGTTATATTCGATCCTACTACTGGTTCAGTTGAAATAAAATAAACTTAGGAAGGAATATTATGGCAGTCAAGATACCATCTTATAACGGACACCTGACAAAAAACTTTGGGTATCAAGAAATGATAAAAAGTTCTACTGCTGACCGTTTGGGTATCTCAAATGATGCAACAAGAGAACACGTTATTAATTTAGTTAATCTCTGTAATTTTATTTTACAACCAGTAAGAGAAGAATTTGGAGTTATTCGTATCAATAGTGGATATCGTTCACCAGCATTGAATAAGGCAGTGGGCGGTTCAAAAACAAGTCAGCATTGCAATGGTCAAGCTGCAGACTTTGAATCTACAAGAATTTCAAATCCAAATCTCGCAAAATGGATTTCTGAAAATTTAATATTTGACCAACTCATTTTAGAATTTTATGATGGAGTTGACCCAAATAGCGGATGGGTACATTGTTCTTATGTTCTTGATGGGAGCAACCGCAGTAAAACAATGACGGCTCTAAGAGTCAATGGGAAGACCCAATATAAGACAGGCCTTCTCTCATAGGAGGAAAATATGAAATATGTGTGGCTAGTTTATCTACAAATTTTATTTGTGATAGGACAATTTAATAAGAAAAGAAATTGGGTTGACAATCACATTTTATTATGTTATAATAGTTTAGATAAGTTAAATGTGAATTACGTTAAATACTTAGACCATCCTTGACCACCAACCAGCTAAATTATAATGTTTTATACTAATGTCCAACCTCACGGTAATTTCATTGCTTTGAGAGGCGTCAATGACCGCGGTGAATCTTTCAAAGAGAAATTGAACTACGAACCTACCTTATTTGTAGAATCTCACAAATCCCAAAATCCTCAATGGAAAACCCTAGATAATCGGAATGTTGCTCCTGTGAAGTGGGGCTCTATGAAAGAGTCTCGCCAAGCCATGAAAGATTATGGCGGTAATGTTTTTGGGTTTGACCAGTTCCAATATTCTTTTATTTCTGATAACTATCGTGGTATGGTTGACTACGATTTAGATAAGATTAAGATTGGATATATTGATATTGAAACCAGTTCGGAACATGGCTTTCCAGATGTAAGAAGTGCCAACGAAGAAGTCTTGGCCATCTCTTATCGTTGTGGAAAAAGTTTCAAGGTGTATGGTTGTCAGGAATACACACCGGCTGAAGGCGTTGAGTATATTCATTGTGAGAACGAAAAACGGTTATTGGAAAACTTTGTCCTCGATTGGTCTATGAACTATCCAGATATCATTACTGGATGGAACTCAAGGTTTTTTGATATTCCATTTCTTGTTAATCGTATCGTCAGGATTCTTGGTGAGAAGATGGCTAAGAAACTTTCTCCTTGGGGCTGGTATAGAGAAACTGAAATAACTCTATTCGGTAATAGACAACAACAGGTTTTTGATCTGGTTGGTATTTCAAGTATTGACTATATGGATGCTTATAAGAAGTTTACTTACGTCAATCAAGAGTCGTATTCTTTGAACCACATTGCATACGCAGAGTTAGGAGAAAAGAAACTAGACTATTCAGAATACGCTTCACTACACGAACTATACCAAACAAACTTTCAGAAGTTCGTTGACTACAATGTTCATGATGTTGTCCTGTTGGAAAGACTTGAAGAAAAGATGAAACTCTTGGAGATGATTATTTCACTAGCTTACATGGCTAAGTGTAACTTCAATGATGTGTTCAGTCCAGTAAAGATGTGGGATTGTATTATTTACAATCATCTGAAAGACCAACAAATTGTAGTTCCACCAAAGAAACACGATACTAAATCTGAAGCATATGAAG